TTTTGATTATGATATAGTCAACATACCACTTAAAAAATGATGGGAGACGAATTTTACGCAATACTTAAATTAGTTTCGGGGGAAGAAATTTTCTCACTCATTGTTGTCGATAACGAAACTGAGGATGATTCTATAATCGTTCTTCAAAGTCCTGTTTTAATGTGGACAGTTTCCAGTCCTAATGGAACTTTTATCAAAGTTAAACCTTGGATGGAATTGCCAAATGAAGATATATTCATGATAAGACTTGATAAGGTTATTACTATGACTGAATCACATGATAAAAAATTAATTAAAATGTACAATCATTACATCAATGATGAAAGTTCTGAGTATGATATAAATGGACTTACTAAACCAGATTCTGAAATGGGTTACATATCATCTGTTTCAGATGCTCGTAAGAAACTCGAAAAAGTCTTTAAGCTTAATCAAGAAACTTAACTATATTATATCCCTTCCAACCCTTACAGAGTTATTGTACACATATTTACACTACTTGTCAAGTATCCAAAATATGTTATAATATTATTATGAAAAAGACAAAAACCTTATGCCTAGAAAAAAGTCAGAACACTATGTAAATAATAAGGAGTTACTGCAGGCTATAACTGTTTATCGAGGTAAGGCATTATTGGCAAAGGCAGCATATTTTAAGAAACATGGGCAAGATCCGCCAAAGTCAGGACCATGGGAGGGTAAACCCCCCATTTCAAACTATCTCGGTTCTTGTTTCTTAAAGATTGCGACACACTTGTCGTATAAACCGAACTTTGTTAACTATATGTTTAGGGAGGATATGATTTCTGATGGAATCGAAAATTGCGTTCAGTACATACATAACTTTGATCCTGAGAAATCCAAGAATCCTTTTGCTTACTTTACACAGGTTATACATTATGCGTTTCTCAGAAGAATACAAAAAGAAAAGAAACAATTAGATATCAAGACAAAGATTATTGAGAGAACAGGATTTGATGAGGTGATGATGGTAGATGAAAACTCATTGGCAGGAAGTAGTTCTGATTATAATACTATCAAAGATAATATTCAGTATCGAAATAATAATAGATGAAAGTTGCCATAATTACAGATACTCATTACGGTGCACGTAAAGGGTCTGCATATCTTCATGACTACTTTAAGTTATTCTATGATAACGTATTTTTTCCAACCTTAGAGAAGGAGGGAATAGATACTATTATTCATATGGGTGATATATTTGATAGTCGTAAGTCGATAGACTATCAGAGTTTAGAGTGGTCAAAGAAAGTTGTATTTGATCCTATGAGAAAATATAAAGTATATGCTATCACTGGGAATCATGATTGCTATTATAAAAATACAAATTATGTAAACTCACCAGAACTTTTATTAAACGACTACTCAAACATATCAACATTTTCAAAACCAACTGAAATAAATGTAGGTGGTTTAGATATCCTTCTTCTACCTTGGATTAATTCTGAAAATTATGATGATTCCATATACAAGATCAACAAAAGTAAAAGTAAGGTTGCAATGGGTCACCTTGAGTTAAATGGATTCAGAGCTACTCGTGGACATATGATGGAGACTGGAATGGAAGTTGACATCTTTGATAAGTTTGATACTGTTTATTCTGGACATTTTCATACCAGATCAACAAATGGAAAGATACATTACTTAGGTAATCCATATGAAATGTATTGGAATGATGTAAACGACACAAGAGGTTTTCATATCTTTGATACAGATACTCTTACTCATACTCCAGTTAACAATCCTTATAAATTATTCTATAACGTATATTATGAAGATACTAATCATAAATTATATAATGCAACTCAATTAAAAAACAAAATTGTTAAATTAATTGTTCGTAAAAAATCTGATCCTAAAAACTTTGAAAAATTTGTAGATAAACTTTATTCTTCTGGTATACAAGATTTAAAAATTATTGAAAACTTTGTATTAGAGGAAAGTGAAACTTTTGAGATAGAGGAGGAAGAGAGTACAATCTCAATACTAAATCGTTATATTGATGAATCTGATATTGAGTTTGATAAAAGTATAATTAAAAATATTTTCCAAAATCTTTATCGACAAGCATGCGAGGTAGAGTAATGTTTCTTCTTACACTTAAAAATAAAAAAGAGGAGGGAGTCTATGCTGTAGATGATCAGTATGGAAATCTTGTTTTGTTTTTATTTGAGGAAGAGGATGATGCTACAAGATATGCTATGATGTTAGAGGAAGACGAAAATAAAGAAATGGTTGTTGTTGAGATTGATGATGATCTTGCACTGAAAACATGTAAAATGAACAATTACAAATATGCAGTAATTACACCTGATGACATTATTATTCCACCTAAAAAATGATAATTTTTAAAACTATAAAATGGAAAAACTTTCTTTCGACTGGTGATCATTGGAATGAAATTAATTTTCTAGAAAAAAATACAAACTTAATAATTGGTACAAATGGATCAGGCAAATCTACAATGTTAGATGCTCTGACTTTTGCTTTGTTTAATAAACCTTTTCGTAAGATAAACAAATCACAGTTAATGAATAGTTCGAATGAAAGGGATTGTCTTGTTGAATTAGATTTTTCTGTGAATAATAGAGATTATATTGTTCGTAGAGGAATGAAACCAAATATATTTGACATTGAAGTTAATGGTAACTTAATGAATCGACAGGCAGATGATAGATCTAATCAAAAAATATTAGAAGAAAGTATATTAAAAGTAAATTATAAATCCTTTACACAGATTGTAATACTTGGTAGTAGTACATTTGTGCCATTTATGCAGTTAAATGGATCAAATCGAAGAGAAGTTATTGAGGACTTGTTAGATATACGTATTTTTTCTGCAATGAATAATCTCATAAAAGATAAGATTAGGGAAAAGAGGGAAAAAGTTAGATCCTTAGATCTTAAGAAAGAAAATCTTAAGGATAAAATGACAATGCAAAAGAATTTTATCAAAGAATTAGAGGATAGGGGAAATAATGATATTACAACTAGTAAAGAAAAAATTAATTTACTCATCAGTGAAACTGATAAGTACGTTACAACTAATGAGAATTTAGAACTTGAGGTAACTGGACTCATAGAGGATCAGGAAAAGGTCACAGGTGCAGGAAAAAAGTTACTAAAGCTTAACAATTTAAAGGGTAAATTATCTAATAAGGTAACAACTCTTACCAAAGAACATAAGTTCTTCAAGGATAATGTATCATGCCCTACATGCACTCAACCAATAGAGGAAGAGTTTCGATTAAATAGAATTACTGACGTTCAAACTAAAGCTAAGGAACTCAAGAAGGGTTATAAAGACCTTGAAGAGACCATCAAAAAAGAGCAAGACCGAGAACGTCAGTTTCAAAAATTATCAAAGGAGATTACTAAACTTAATAATGACATTTCTAAAAATAATACTCACATCTCTGTCAACCAAAGACAAATCAGAGATCTTGAATCAGAAATTCAAACTACTACCGAGCAATTTAAAAACAGAAATACTGAGCATGAAAAACTAAAAGAGTTTAAAAGTAATCTTAGAGATACAATCGATGAACTTTCAGTTCATAGAGAAGATATAAATCACCACGACTTTGCATATTCCCTACTCAAAGACGATGGTGTTAAAACAAAAATAATTAAAAAATACTTACCATTTATCAATCAACAGGTAAATCGATACCTTCAGTTGATGGATTTTTATATCAATTTTACTTTAGATGAAGAGTTTAAGGAGACTGTGAAATCTCCTATTCACGAAGATTTTTCATATGCATCTTTTAGTGAGGGTGAAAAGATGAGAATTGACTTAGCACTTCTATTCACTTGGAGAGAGGTTGCAAGAGTCAAGAACTCTGTAAACACAAATCTGTTAATTATGGATGAAGTATTTGATTCATCCCTTGATGGATTTGGAACTGATGAGTTTCTTAAAATTATTCGTTATATCATAAAAGGTGCTAATATATTTGTAATATCACATAAGTCAGAGTTAAATGATAAGTTTGAAAATGTGATACAATTTGATAAGATAAAAGGATTTTCTAAAATCTGTTCTTCTTAATAGTATGAGAAAGCACTCAAGGATACAATTATTTCCAACTTTAATATATGACGTAGATTGTTCAGAGTTAATTGATGATGTTCTGAAAGAATTTAGTAAAGTTAAATGGGAAAATAATTGGGTAAATATAAATGATACTGTTTTTACTTTAGATAATAATAAAACATTGGTAAAAAAAATTGAAAATGTAGTTAATGAAACATTATCTGAAATAGAATATACTGTACCACTTAAAATGTCTACAAGTTGGTTTACTCGTATTTCACCTGGTGATATGGGTAGAAATCATTATCATACAAATTCTTTTTATAGTGGAATATTTTATTTTCAAGATTGTAATTCTAACTTAGTTGTTGCAAAGCAAAATCCTCAAATTCATGTTCCATTTAAAACTAAAAATTTTGGATTAATATCATCAGGTGATGTCGCACTTAAAGCGGATAAAGGGCATATGATATTGATTCCTGGTGATATCAGACATTACATTGAACAAAATTTAAAAGGGGAAAATCGAAACTCACTTGCCATGAATTTTATGCCAATTGGATTCTGTCATGAATCAGATTCATCTTACAATTATAAATAAAAAAATGAACACACCTAACTGGCAACATCACTCCAAGAAGGAGAAGAAACGAAAACTCAAACCACAAGCTCTACGATCTGCAAGAGAGAGACGTAGACAGTTATTAAAGTGTCTACTCAACCCTACCAACGGTAGGGTTTTTTTGTATAATGAGTATATCAGATACAAATCCCAATGACTATTCAATACGAAATCAAATCACAACTAGCAAAACTTCTTGCAACAGAAGACCTTGTTGTTGAGCACAAGCAAGTTGAGACTGCATCATTCAATGTTGTAAGTCGAGTATTGACTCTACCTATGTGGAACAATACAACAGAAGAAGTTGTTGATATGTTGGTAAGTCACGAAGTAGGACACGCACTCTATACTCCTACTGAAGAGTGGTATAAGGAGTATAAGATCAATCCAAACGTTGTTAATGTTGTAGAGGATGCACGTATTGAGAAGTTAATGAAACGTCGTTATGAGGGCATCACAAAGATATCTCTAAGTTGAGTCTTGCTGATCGTATTAATCTATTCTTTAAGATTGGATCACACTATAGAATTTCATTCACAGATCAAGAGCAGGTACTTGTAGACCGTGTTGCACAATGTGAAACATTCCAAGATGTATTGGAAGTATCTAAAGATATCTACGAGTATTGTATGGAGGAGATTGAGAAGAGGAAGCAAGAGCAAGAGACAGAGCAGGAAGCAGGACTAGAGATGGACAATGGTGAAGGTCAGAATGGTGGTGGAACAGGATCAGAACTCGAAG